TATTAGTAAAACAAACAATAAAACATGAACAAAAACAATTTATTAAAATTCATTCAAAAGTATTCACTAGGTGGACTTATTGAATCAGTAGCGTGGAACGCAGAAGGGACAAAGTTATCAGTTAGATTCATTTCAGATGACAAAACATTATTAGGTGAGGTTGAGTATAATGCTTACACATCAACACCAATGAATGTTGGTATTTATACAACATCACTATTGAAAAATATGATTGGTGTATTGGACAACGATTTAACATTAAAAGTTGATAAAGCAGGTGAAAAATCGGTATCATTGAAATTATCATCAGAAGAAACTGAAACATCTTATCAATTAGCAGACTTAGGAGTTATTCCTCCAGTTCCAGATTTGAAAACATTACCTGATTTCGGTATTGCAATTGATATGGCATCCAATATGATTGACAAATTTATTAAAGCAAAAGGTGCATTGAGTGACGTAGATACTTTTACAATTTTTACCGAAGGTGGTGATTTGAAGATGGCAATTGGTTATTCATCTATCTCTACAAACAGAGTTACATTTACTGCACAAAAAGATTATGCAGAAACAGTAAAACCTATTTCTTTCTCAGCAAAGTATTTGAAAGAGATTTTAACGGCAAACAAAGAAGCAACATCAGCAAAATTAAAAGTTTCAACTGACGGATTGTCAAATGTTGAATTCCAAATTGATGATTTTGTATGTAAATATTATTTAGTAGAAATCAGTAACTAATATGGTAGTAAAAATAAAGAAGCTTAGTCCAGATGCAGTAATTCCAACTTATGCAAAAGATGGTGATGCCGGTATGGATATGGTTGCAACATCAATGAAGTTTGATGGCACACAAATTACATACGGAACAGGATTGGCAATGGAAATTCCGAAAGGATTTGTAGGATTAGTATTCCCTCGTTCATCCATTCGTAAAACCGATTTATCATTGAGTAATTCGGTAGGTGTAATTGATAGTGGATATAGAGGTGAAATACAAGCAACATTTAATCAAAGGTCATTGTCATCTCAAAGTGGTAGTTTCTTATATGGTGTTGGTGATAGAATTATGCAAATTATTATTATTCCACACCCACCAATTGAGTTTGAAGAAGTAGAAGAATTAGATAACACCGAAAGAGGCGAAGGCGGATTCGGTTCAACAGGAAAATAATATGAGTTTTTTCACAAACGAAAACAATAAAAAAGAACATAGTTTGTGGGTGGAGAAATACCGTCCACAAACTCTTGCCGACTATGTTGGCAACGAGACTATAAAAGAAACAATCCAACAATATTTGGATGCAAACGATATACCACATTTGTTATTATATGGAAAAGCGGGCACGGGTAAAACTACACTTGCTAAACTAATCGTAAACACAATCAAATGTGACTTTATGATTATCAACGCATCGGATGAAAATAATGTGGATACCGTAAGAACAAAAGTAAAGAACTTTGCATCATCAGTTGGATTTGCAGGTTTCAAAGTAATCATCTTAGATGAGTTTGATTACATGACACCTGGAGCACAAGCGATTTTGAGAAACTTAATGGAAACATTTAGTAAACATTGTCGTTTTATCTTAACCTGTAATTACATTGAGAAAATCATTGACCCTATTCAAAGTAGATGTCAGTCTTTCGCAATCACTCCTCCGACTAAAAAGGATGTAGCAATTCAGGTAGCAAAGATATTAGATGCTGAAAAGATTAAGTATGAACCAAAAAATATGGCTGATGTGATTAATTCATATTACCCAGATATTAGAAGAATACTTAATACTTGTCAATTACAATCTGCAAAGGGAGAATTAAAAGTAGACCATAGAGTAATGGTTGAAGCAAACTTTGCAACTAAACTTATTGACTTATTAAAAGCAGACGATGATAAGAGAAATATGTTTATGAAGATTAGACAGGCAGTGGCCGACAATAGATTAAACGATTATTCAGAAATGTATACAATGTTATACGACAAAGTAGATGAATACGCGAAAGGCAATGTGGCAAATACAATCTTAACAATTGCAGATGGTCTTTCAAAGGACGCATTGGTAGTGGATAAAGAAATCGTATTTATGTCTACAATTATACAAATATTAAACATAATAAAATAATGGAACAACAAATGAACCAATTACCGCCGAATTTCAATTTAAACGACGCGAGAGATATGGATTGTGAATGTGGTGGAAAAATCTTCTTACCAGGTTACAGATTCAAAAAAATTAGTAGGTTATTAACAGGTGCACCAAAGGATTCGGTAATGCCTATTGAATTGTATGTATGTGCAACTTGTGGTAAACCTTTAAATGAACTACTTCCACAAGAATTACAAGAAACAAAAATCATAGAATAATGGCAACTAAAAAGTTATTTGACCATCTGAATGCAATTACTTCTGAGCAAGACCCAAATTATTTTGATAAATTATCAGAAGAAGATTTAAAATCATGGAGTAACTTTATGGTAAATCGTTTCCTTTCTATGAAACCAGAATGGGTAGAATTGATTGCAACTTTACTTCCTTTAAGCCAAACTTTGTCTCCAAAGGAAATGTATAAGTTGTATATCAATGTTATCCCAAAAGGTAAGTATTTTTTAAAATATGTTAAAGGTAAATCGGAAGATAAATACGAACAATTCATTATAGATTTATTAAAAAAAGAATACGATTGTTCAGAAAATCAAGCAATAGAATATTTAGAAGTTCTTTATTCTTCAAGAGAAGGTAGAGAATATATGAAATATGTTTGTGAAAAATATGGTATAGATAAAAAGCAGATAACTAAACTAAAACTTAAGATATAATTTGGTAAATCCAATTATTTGTCTTATATTACAGTTATTATGGCAAGAGTATCATTTTCACAATATAGCATGTGGCATAACTGCCCACAGCAATACAAATTAGCATACATAGATAAGTTAGGAGAATCGTCATCTAACATACATTCAATCTTTGGAACTGCAATGCATGAGACACTTCAAAACTATTTGGAGAAATGTTTAAGAATATCAAAGTCACAAGCTGACAAGATGATTGACTTACAAGAGTATTTAAAAGAAAGAATGAGAGATGCATATCTTAAAGAAACCGAAGGGGAAATAGGCAACACTACAATTTGCACCAAAGAAGAAATGGTAGAGTTTTTAGAGGATGGAAATGTCTTATTAGATTGGTTCCAAAAACCGAAAAACTTTAACAAATTCTTTTCGTTAAAACACGATGAATTGGTAGCAATTGAACAACCTATAAACACAAAGATTTCAGAGAATGTAAACTTTATGGGTTTCATAGATTTGATTATCAGAGACACATTTACAGGTAGATACAGAATTATTGACTTTAAAACTTCTACAAGAGGTTGGAGTAAATATCAAAAATCAGACCCAGTTAAAAGTGCACAAATCCTATTATACAAAAAGTTCTATGCTGAATTGATTGGTATTTCGGAAGATGTGATTGATGTTGAATTTATCATATTGAAAAGAAAGGTAGAAGTAAGAGAGGATATCCCAACTCATAGAATCAGTAAACATATACCTGCAAATGGTAAGATATCGGTGAATAAAGCCTGGAAAGGTTTTACAGAGTTTGTAGAGAGTGTATTTGATGAAGGTGGTAATTATAAAACTAATATAGAATATCCGAAAAATGCAACTAAATTATGTGAATGGTGTGAATTCCATCAGAGAGGAATATGTGACAGAGGATTGAAAAATGCATTCTAAAATTAAAAAAAACAATAATTATTTATAAATAAAAAGTTATGGCAAAAAAGAAGATTCTGTTATTATCAGATGATTTAAGAATGGCGAGTGGTATCGCTAACGTTTCTAAACAATTAGTATTAGGAACGGTTGATAAATATGATTGGGTTCAATTAGGAGCGGCAATCAAACACCCAGAAGCTGGTAAAATATTAGATTTAAACGATAGTGTTAGAGAACAAACAGGTGTTAAAGATGCATCTGTAAAAATATATCCGTATGATGGATATGGTAATGCTGATGTAATTCGCCAATTGATAATGGCAGAACAACCTGATGCAATCCTACACTTTACAGACCCAAGATATTGGTTATGGTTATATGATATGGAACATGAAATCCGTCAATCAGTACCTTTATTCTTTTATCACATTTGGGATGATTTACCAGACCCAAAATATAATCGTAACTATTATGAAAGTTGTGATTGGATTGGTTGTATTTCAAAACAAACATATGGTATTACCCGTAGAGTTTGGGGTTGGGATAAAGAAAAACATTGGACTAAACCTGCAGATTGGCAAGTAAGTTATGTACCACATGGTATTAATTCCGACTTATATAAACCAGTAGAAGTTCCAAAAGATTTTAAACAAAGTATATTTGGAGATAAAGAATATGAATTTGTTTTATATTGGAATAATAGAAACATTCGTAGAAAACAACCAATTGATGTTATTCTTGCATTTGACAAATTTGTTGAAGCATTAAGACCAGAAGAAAGAAGTAAGGTATGTTTATTGATGCATACTAATCCTGTGGAAGAACATGGTACTGATTTACCAAGAACAATTGCAGAATGTTGTTCACCTGAAACAAATGTAGTATTTGCACCAAATAGATATTCCGAAGAACAATTGAACTATCTTTATAATATAGGTGATGTAACAATCAATGTGGCATCTAACGAAGGATTTGGATTAGCAACTGCAGAATCAGTAATGGCAGGAACACCAATCATAGTAACGGTTACCGGTGGTTTACAAGACCAATGTGGATTTAGAGAAAGAGGTACGGGTAAATTATTAACCGCAGAAGATTATGTAGAGATTGGTTCTTTACACGATAGACATAGAAAAGCAGGTGTAGTTTGGGGAGATTGGGTTAAACCAATTTGGCCAGTTCGTTCATCAACGGGTTCAGTTCCTACTCCATATATTTTTGATGATAGAGTTGATTTTGAAGATATTACTCCATTGATTATGGATTGGTATAAAATGCCAAAAGAAGATAGAGATAAAGCTGCATTAAAAGGTAGAAAACATTTCTTAGGGGAAGGACTTTTAAGTAAAGAAGCAATGTGTAAAACATTAATAGATGGCATGGAAGGTGCATTTGAAAATTGGAAACCAAAACAAAAATTTAAATTAATAGAGTTATAGTATGAAACCAACATTAGTATTTCAGGCACCAGTATCTACAAGAAGTGGATATGGTGACCACGCAAGAGATTTATTACATTCTCTTTATAAATTGGATAAATTTGAAATCAAAGTTATTAGTACTCGTTGGGGAAATACTCCAATGGATGCTCTTAATTATGATAATGAATTTCACAAATGGATAGTAGATAGTATTATTGCAAAAGTTGAACAAAAACCTGATGTGTATATGCAATTAACTGTTCCAAATGAATTTCAACCAGTTGGACATTACAATATTGGAATCACCGCGGGTATTGAAACGACACATTGTGCAATAGATTGGATACATGGTTGTAATAAGATGGATTTAATTATAACACCATCTGAACATGCAAAGTATAGTTTAGTTCAAACGGTTTATAATGAACAAGACACCAATACAAAACAAATTGTAAGACAAATCAAAATTGAAAAACCAGTTGAAGTTTTGTTTGAGGGTTTTGATGAAAAAGATTTTGGAACCGATGAAGTAGTACACATTACCGAATTAGACAAAATCAAAGAAGATTTTGCATTCTTATTCGTAGGACATTGGTTGAGAGGTGATTTGGGTGAAGATAGAAAGAATGTGGGGATGATGATTAAAACATTCGCAATGGCATTTAAGAATGAAAAGGTTAAACCTGCATTAGTTCTTAAAACCAGTTCCGCGGGATTTAGTATAATTGATAGAGAAAATATTGTGGCAAAAATTAGAGAAGCATTAGGTAACGACTATAAGAAAGTTCCAGTTTATCTTTTACATGGTGATTTAACTCAATCGGAAATGAATGGGTTATACGAACATCCAAAAGTAAAAGCAATGTTAAACTTTACAAAAGGTGAAGGATTTGGCAGACCCCTATTAGAATTCAGTTTAACAGGTAAGCCTGTAATTGTATCTAACTGGAGTGGCCATTTAGATTTTTTAAAGAATGGTGCAGTATTATTGGAAGGTGAATTGAAAAATGTACATGACTCTGCAGCTGACCAATTTTTATTAAAAGAATCACAATGGTTTAATGTAAATATTTCAAAAGCTTTGGTCAAAATAAAAGATGTTTATAAAAATTATGACAAATATAAGGCAGATTCTTTCCAATTAGGTAAACAAAACTTACAAAATTTTAGTTTAGAAAAAATGACTAAATTATTTGACGGCATTTTAAATCAGTATGGTATTTATACTAAAGTACAACCAAAATTTCAACAGTTACAATTACCAAAATTGAAAATGTTAAATAAATAATGCCAGCATATAATCCAATATACCGCAGATACATAGATGATAAAAATGTTGTTATGCCAAATCAAATGGTTAGAGCAAAATTTTACATTATTAAAGAATACGAATATGTTGATGGTAAAAAGGGGAGATATACGGAAGCAACTGCTCCTATTATATTTACATTATTTGTGTCAAGAGCAAAGGACGTAGTACACGCCGTAAAAGTGTCAGATGTTAGACCTGATTTGATAAAAAGATTTTTTGGTAAATTTGTTAATGAAGAAACCGAAGAATTGGAACTGGCAGGTTCCTCAAGAAAATTATACCAATCAATTGTAAAAAAAGTTCCAATTATCAATGATAATGCATATAGAACTTATAAATTGAGTGGTTTTGGAAGAATATTAGAATTAGATATGGATGTTAATGAATTAACACCAAAGAGAATGAATGTAGAAGGAATAAGTGTAAAATCACAAAAACAAAATAAATAGTTATGACATCAAAAGAATTCGTTATTTGGCTGAAAGGATTTACGGAAGGAGTACATGAATTTGCAATTACTCCAAAACAATGGGATTACTTAAAAGAAAAGTTAGCAGAAGTAGATGACAATACAATCCCTATGGGTGGAGTAATTGTAGACCATAATACATTTAAAACTGTTTATCCAAATTGGACAGGAATTAATCCATACGGAACAAGAGGACCTGAAACACCGACGGGAACAACAA